AGACTTCGTTCGAGAAGTGCATGGGGAATCAAACGCCTCCCTAAGCGGAGAGATGTTCCAATCTAATATCGGAAAGATTATCGGGGTGTTCAAGCGGTTTGCGTGGAGTCAGATTCGTTTGCAGTTGTCGCTGTTGCTTGACGCTATAAAAGGTGAGACTCCAGAAGTTAAGAAGCTCGCGCGAAAGCAGTTTCTCGGCATTAACGGAGCGGCGTTTATGTTCGCCGGAGTCAAAGGTATGCCCGTCTATGGGGCTGCCAATGCACTATCCTCCGTTGCGTCGTATGTTTTTGGAGACGAAGAAGACGAGGATTTTGATCTTGGCAACTGGATATTAGCGAATACTAATAACACCGTATTGAACGGCGTAGTAGGATCCGTCCTAGACGTTAGTCTCGCAGGGCGAGCAGGTTACGCAGATCTCTTGTGGCGGCCCGACGAGAAACGTCTCGAAGATATCGGCCCAGTCGCATATACCTTAGAGCAGATGCTCGGCGCCCCTTTCGGCATTTTTAGGAACATTGAGAAAGCCGGAGAAGAATTTTATGCCGGGAACTATGTGCGCGCTATTGAGTCGGCGCTTCCATCAGCAGCTAAGAATGTAGTTCGGACGTATAGGACCGCGACGGAGGGATACAAGAACCGGGATGGTCGTCCGATCATTGATGAAGAGCCGGGATTGTGGAATATCGTGACCTCTCTTAGCGGGTTCAGTGACCCAGATCTCGCGGAAGCCTACACCAAAATCGGTATTGCTAAGGGCGCTACTCGTAAGTCGAATGAAGAGCGAGCCCGTATATTGGATGCGTGGTACGCCGCCGACCAAGCTGGAGATGAAGAAGGCAAATCCGAAATTCAAGAAGATATCGACGTGTTTAACTCGACTAAACTTGGAAAGGACAATCCGATCACTCCTAAGACACTACGCAGATCCGAAAAACAAAGAGATGCAATCAACGAAGTGTCTATGTACGGCGCTAGGTTCCCTGCGAAGAGCCTAGCTACATTGAAGGAAATGGTAGGAGACTAGGGGCCGCCATCAGGTGCGGCCTCTTCTTTGATACGCCAAGTTCGTATTCCACGGATATTGTCCTCCACAGAAAATCGGATAACGACAGGGATACCGCGTTTCTCGCATTCATCGAATACCACCTCCCGTGCAGCTTCCCAGTCTAAGCACGGGATAAAGAACGAGGAATAAGGTTTGAATTTATCCCAGTCAATGTCGAAGGTAATTCCGTGGATTATCATTTTTGACCAACTGTCTCTATAAGCTCATCTAATCCTAAAATTGATTCGTCAATCGTGAACAGGTAGGCACTGACTGGCGGCCCTGATAGCTTGGTGCCTTTGTTCATTCTCTTTTTTACTTCCCCGAGGAATACTCCCTCACTCTGCAACACTCGCAGCATATCCCGGAGGATGAGCTGTCCTTGGGCGCAATACTCTCGGAGCGGCTTGGTTGCTATGAACATGCGCGAAGTATCAGGTTCAATGCGGATGATCAGTTGGTTTCTCGGATAGATGTCAGGCATCGGCTGACCTGAGTTTACCGGCCCGTTTATAACTAGGATATTGTTGAGATTTTGGTTAATGAAATCGCCAAGGTTTTCTTTGTAAGTGACCCTGCTTTGCCCAAGCATGGTTTTATTTTCGGGCACGAGATTGCTTATAACCCACCGTCTCACACGGTCTACGTCGATGTCGTGTATCCCAAGCGATCTAGTAATAGTCCCCGCCGTGAACGCGCAGGCGTACCCTACTGAGTAGTACCGTTCTCGGTTGGTAAAATTAGCCATAGTGTCGAATTTCTCTCGAATCTTCTCGTACATTTTGAGAACTTCAGCTTTATGCTTCACGCAATGCTGTAGGAACACCACTCCGGCTTTACCGTAGTTACGCATAAGCTGACCTTCAAACAACTGATATGCTTCGTCTTTAGTCAGGTTGTCGGTGGCGTCAATCTGGTACTCGATGATTCGCGCGGTTTCTCCAGTAGAAGAAATCTTTACCGCGCCGATCTTTTCTATTAAAGAAGAATTACTGGAGGAAATACTTATAGTAGACCATGTGGTATCGTTCTTACGCTCCATATTAGCCTGAGCCTGCATACGCCCCGGCCCTCGTCCGTTCGACACTCCATAGCTGTAGACTGATGCGTCCTCGCCTCGCATATTGGTCAACTCATCGTTGGTAACTGGTAAATTATTGCTGACGCCGAGGCGAAACATTTTGTGCGCAAGAGTGTCCCGCTCCTGACCCATGAGATCAGTCGGGTGCCCATAGATACTATTGATGACTTTGAGGATGGTACTTTTGCCGGTGCCAGACTCTCGGTTAAGCAAGTTCACCATAAGCCCGTTGTACCCCGTGAACTTCATCAGCGGCGCACCTAGTCCGAAAAATATAGCTAGTGCATGAGGCTCAAACCCCGGCAGGTTGTAGGTATTCACCACCTGCGACCATTCAACCAACTCACCTTTCTCGTGCATCATCTTGGCGTATGACGAAGTTATCTCTGAAGGCGGGCTGTAACGGATCTCGTCGGCGTGGATTTCCTTTGTACCCAATATGAACTTAGTGTCGTCGTCAGCCCACCCAAATTGATTACGCAGGATCTCCGCTTCGTGCGAGTGTTGTTGTTGCTTAGCGCAGTAGAGCAAATAACTCTGTATCGCGGTGAACGACTTACCACCACTGATAACTCCATAAGACGCTAACAATTTTCGTAGCTCTTCTGTGGAAGTCAGTATTGATAACGGAATGATGATCTCTTTAGGAGCGTCTTTAGGTAGATGCAATTTAGCTAATACGAGATCCCCTCGTATCGGGTCGTGCATTCGCTTTAGAAGATAGAGGTCATTTTCATAAATGAGAATAGAATCGCCGTCCGTCTTGCAGTATATGCCTCGGTTCTTCGCACGAAAGTATGGTGCCGGAATATCTGGAACAGTGTACTCGATGGTCTTGCCGGACAGGTCTGTCAGCAGTACCGATTCTCCCTGCTCGGCTTCAAGCACCTCAACTCCCAACCTGATAGGAGAGTTGATAGCGTTACGATGAATACATTTCTTACAATAATTTGGATTGAGCCCTTCAAAGATTTTGCAGGTGTAGGGACCGACAATGTTCTCTGCTTTAAGCACAGCAGCGGCGTAATCGTAGTCCGCTCGCCCTTCGGAAACGATCTCGATTGCTACCTCAGAGTCTACGCAGAATTTGGCAATAGATAGTCCAGCACGCCACAAAGGTTCGGCGCGCTCATTCGGTTGCTCTACGATGTACTTAATCTGTGCGCAGCCGAGCCCGTCGGCGGTCTTCTGCAAAATTGTACTGAACCGAAAGATCTGATTCTGTTGCAGACTCTTTTGCAGTTCCGACAACTCGTTAGGAATGTAATCCGGCTTCTCTGGAAGCGCAGGCACCACTCCCATACAAGATTTATGTTTCTCGTATGTGGTGGTCTCCCCCTCTAGAAGCGCTACTACGTCTAGCGGAGGATCTGCCTTGTAGTTCTTGGAGCCCGGCAGGCGGAGAATCCGCGCTGCATCAGCCGTCACACTTGGATCAGCATAAAGACCGTCTTGTCGGCAGAGTAGCTTTAACTGCTCAGCGACAAGAGTCCATTCTTCTCTCCCTACATCGGTATCCCATACAAAGTAAACATGAAGGCCCCGCCCTGAATCCACAATCGTGGGAACAGAGAGATAGTTGTCATTGCAGAATTTTACTAGCGCATTGACCGCCGTTTCTTGATCGGGGTAGTCCTTCCCCTCTCCGCAGTCAATATCGAGCCACGCCGACTTGAAATAAGTGGCGTTCTCTTTGACTCGTCCGTTATTGGTCTCGTACTTAGCACAGGCGAAGTAAGCATTGTATTCGTCCTGTATGAGACGATCTGCTACTTCCTCTACTTCGTCCAATGACTCTACAAATATCTGTTTTGTCGGTTTGCCAGACCTGAGTCCGACTATGCAGTACCATCCCTTATCTGATAGTACTTTGGAAAGAAAGTCCCGCATGAACTTGTCCTGTTATAGTTATTTTGGCGTGTATAGTTTTATAAATCCTTGAATCTTTTTTTCGTATTTTTCGTCGGGGATGTAGTGTCCAGTAAACCATGAGTACACCGTCTGTCTGCTGACTTCTAACATCTCCGCCACTTGCATGACGGAGATGTCTTCGCTAATACATAGCCTACCTAGACGCACCCCAAGACTATTGATAGACGCCTTCTTGTTAGCGTCCGCTACCCTCTTACTATAGCCTCGGTTATCCATACCTTACTCGTCGTCAGTCTGGCGAAACTTACTAATGGCGTCGGCCATATTTGGTTTCGCAGTGGGCGCTTTCTCAGACTTGGCGGCGCGAACAGTGGGCTCGGCAGGTGCGGCAATCTGAGGGGCTCTATCCGACTTCTTTACCACGGACATAGTGACCGCCATCTTCGCTTCCTGACTCTTGCCATAATCGACAAGCAACGACAGGGCCTCCTTGGGAGGATAAGCCACCGCAGAGAAGTACAGCTTCGGCGCGTCACTATCATCGTCGAATCGGATGCGGGTTACGATTCGGTCAATGCTCTGATTCTGAGAAGAGATGAACTTGAAGTATTGATCGTAGGGCATGTGAGCAGCGTCACCCTTGCCGAACACCGATGTAGCTGGCATCTGGAGCATATAGACCCCAGAGTTAAGATCGTCCATAAGCACCACGGCGATACGCTTGCTCAGGCGACACGCCTTTGAGTTCCCCTGCCCTGACCCTGCAATGTTCTGAGGGCACTCCGAACAACTCTTACTCTGCGGTGATTCCACAGACGGATGCGGCATACGGCTATCCGCCGACCAGCACTCGGGCGGGGTCGCTTCAGCTTTTGGGTCATACACTCCGGGGTAGTATTGTCGTGCGGGGTCTTTGGCAACCTGCACAATAACAACGTCCATGTAGTCCTTGTCGATGCGCGCAACTTCCTCACCACCGACCACGCAGCGGAACTTACGTCCACGGATTGAAATCCGCTTAAGGTTAGTCCCCATGTTTTCCATGAGGCTCTTGGTGAGTTCCGACTGTTCCTGACGGAGGTAGTCGGGGACATTGGTCAAACTAAATTGTACGAGTTCAGTGCTCATGTTGGCTCCTTATTTACGTCTTACAGTGATTGCATATTTCCGTTCGATGTTGAGTCCCGGAGGGTGCGCCTCGGGGTTCTCTTCTAGGAACGATTTCATATTGGATTGATGTAGTCGCTTCTCCAGCAGCTCGAACGCGCTATTCTCTCTGATAAAGTCATACATAGACGGCCAATCGTTCGTCCAGAACTTAGACTTGACTGATTTGATGACGGTCCCCTTGTTGGTATTGATGCTGTTCGCATCCAACTCCTTGCAAAGGGTCAGTAGCTTTTCAGAGATAGCGTCGAGGTGCTCGGTAAGATTCGCGACTTCTTCGTCGGCCTGCCGTTTTACTTCGGCTATTTGGTCTCGTATTCCGATATAGGCGGACACGAGGTCTTCGGTAGAGAAATTTTCAGAGTCCATCGTAGGTTCCCGCTTGTAGGGAGAGGCACGATACCGGCTTGAGATTACACTGTCAAGGGGTATTGATCTCTTGTTGATACATTTCGATTAGCTTCGCGTGATCTAACAGTCGATTCTGTAGCGCGGCGTACACTTTACGTTCAATCGGACTGCCGTGTATATGCACAATCGTCATTGGGTTGACCTGACCCTTGCGGTCAATGCGTGCATTCGCCTGTAGATATATCTCTGTAGACGTTACCGGAGAGTACCAGACAATCGTATCCGCAGCGGTCAAAGTAATGCCGTGCGCCGCAGCGAGCGGTTGAATGATTAGCACCCGTGGCTCGTCTTTCGTTTGAAAGTCTTGAATGATGTTACCGCGTCGAGACATAGGAACATCTCCGGATATGATGTCCAGTGAGATTCCTTCGTTCGTCAGATACTCGTTCAACACTTGGATCGTGTGGCGATACGGCACGAACACCAGCACTTTGTTGCTGGCTTCGTCGATAACTTCTTTTACCACCCGCAACCGGTTGTTAACGTCGAACATCAACACGTTCTTGTCGTTAGTGTATACCGCCCCACCGGAGATCTGCATAAGCTGATTAAAATTTACAGCCGCATTCGCCGACGTAATCTCTTCATCCCCAGACTTAAGAAGAAACTCCTTCCTCATTATCTCGTAGTACTTCTTCTGTTGCGGAGTCAGCGGAGCTTCGCGGTCTACATACGTCACAGCAGGCAGGTCAAGGCAGTCCTTCTTCGCAAACCTGATCGCTGGCTGCAACGCATCATGTACTCGGTCGGCGGCTTCTGGTCTTGGAATCCACTTAAACCGTGTAATCTGATACATGACCGACTCTTTGAACGTCGTAGCGAACTTAGGCACGCGCTCGGGCACACACAACTTCGCTAATCCGTAAGCGTCGGCGGGACTCTGTGCGGCAGGTGTGCCAGTCATCATCCATAGCCATGTGTTTGCGGTGACCAGATTACGCATGGTCTTCCATCGTTTCGTCGAAGTGCGCTTATAGCTGTTAGCTTCATCAATAATGATGAGGTCAAATCCGCCTTCGGCTATCTCCTTCGAGACAATATCTACACCGTCGTAATTGATCACAACGTATTCGTAGTTACCCTCAATAACTTTCTTACGTTTGGTGCGGTCGCCGTAAGCAATACCCACGGTTCTATGCAACGCAAACTTGAACAGATCAGCTTCCCACGCTGCCTGCATAATTGACAGCGGGCACACGATAAGCACCCGCTTTATATAACCTTCGTTCATCAGATAGTCTGACGCCCAGATAGCTGA